GATGCAGCCGTTCGGGGACTGCTGATAGGCCCAGTCGCGGATCGGAGACGTCAGCAAATGGTTCGCCATGATGGTCAAGTCACTGCCAGTGTAGCCGTCCTCCGAGTAGTTGTACATGAAGTCACGGACGACACGCCCGTCCCGCAGGACGAAAAGAACATTGTTCCCTATGACCAGCGGGGGAACGTGGGAACTGCCCCAATAGGACTGCAAGTCAAACCGTATGCTTGTCGGCGTGACAGCATCGTTGTTTCTTCCAGGGGACATGACGTATTCCGCGCCGCTCGTGAAGATGATGCCGTTCTTCAGCAGGACGATATGGCGGATTTCATTCATCATCCGCGAATCCATTGTCACCTCAATGGAATCGGAATCAATCAGCGGCTCGTGTTTTCCGAACGAATTCCAGATTCCCGTCTCCGTCATGAAGACCGTCTGCCGCTGATTGTCCGTCCGAGCGAAAACAAGCCGCTGCTGGTAGATGGAGACGCAGCCAGGAAGAGCGGAGCCGCCGTCCGAAGAGCCAAACGGCTGGTAGTCACTTTTTGGGGCGAAGGACAGGTCGGGATCGACATTGTCGTCCTTGATGCTGTTGCTCTCCGTGCTTCCGATTTTGCCATACTGCCCACGGACTTTCTTGTAGACGTTATAATACGCAACCGTGCCTGTAAATGCCGAGGGCATAGACCATGAAACTGTAATCTCGCCGCCTGATGGCCAGGAAGGCTTGATTTTGACTTTCAGCTCCTTCGACGGGAGGGATTCCTCGCCGTTGTCATCAACAGCGGAGACTTTATAAAAAATATCCTTCGACGACAAATTGGAATTTGCCGCCACAATTGTGGCTATTTGACCGCCAGAGCCATTGTCAGCCGCCGAAGGCTTGTTCGGGCTCATCATGCCGACGGCAAAACTCAACATCTCCAATGTCCACTGGACGACGGTATTTCCATTGACAACGGAAATGGAACGCGTCAACTTTCTCGGCTGATAGTCATGGTGCGCGAAGAACATCACGTCGCCAGACTGGACAAAGCGAAGCTCCGCCAGATCCGACAGCTTGTAAGGCGTTGCGATGCCGACGACCGTCTCACCGTCCCTGGTAAACGTCTGCGTCGTCACGCGTTCGCCATGGACGAAAATCTGCAACCGCCTGTCTGTGAACAGAAGCACCGCCGCATCGCCGACGGCGTACTGGAATGGCACGAGCAGACCGTCCTCGTTGAAAGACGAATCGAACGCGCAGCATTGCAGCCCATGCCGCTTTGCGACGCCGCCATGGGGAAGCACGACCGCGTTCTCGACGCGCTGGCACGCCGCCGCGTACTTCTGCAAGTCGAGGCGCTGCTGGACGCCTGGCGAAATCTCGCCCGTCGTGAAGTTGTTGACGAATTTCCTTACAATGCTCATAGTCTTGCGCTCAAAAAGGGATTGTCGTCCAGCTCCTCGTAGAACTGGCTGGCGGACTTGCCCGCCGACTGGCGGACAATCGCCTCGTACTCGTCCCGGTAGCGGAAGGCCAGCTCGGCCTTCGCGCCCACGGGCATGGCGAGTTCCGAGGCAAGCCGAAGCACCAGCGCCTCGATGAAACGCGCCTCGAAGCGATTGGGGTCCGTCACGTCGGCGACGTACTCCAGCGTCACTGCGGGCGAATTGGACAGCACAGCGTCACCACGGACAAGGAAGCCGCTCCTGTCCCCGCCGTACATGGAGGCGTTCTGCACCCTAATTGCATGGATGCAGTCACTGGGCATGGCATACGCGAAGAGGTAGTCAGGCGGAGCCGACACGAGACGGTTCAGCTGGGCGGACTTCGTCGCGAAGCTCCATGGAAATGCCTCCAGCACCGCGCGACGGCAGGAATCGTAGACGAGATTCGCCGCGTTGGCCGCCGCGCTGCCCTCGGTCAGGGAACTAATCGGCTCCTGCCCGATCTTGCCCAGTGCCATGTTGACGATGGTGACGCTGTCCATTGGATCACTGCTCCTTCGTCAGGAAGATGTCGACGGTCTTGGACGAGACGGCGCCAGAGGTGCCGAGGGTCGTGGTGACGACCGCCTTGTTGTAACGCTGCACGCCGTCCACGATCTTCATGCGGTACATCACGCCGCCGTTTGCGACGACGGGAAGCGCAGGAGTCGTGGCGATGGTCTTGTATCCGCTGGAAATATTGGGGGACGTCTGCCAGTCGACCTTGATCGTCGGAGAGCTGGTGACGCTGCCGCCGTTGTTGCCGACGACGTGGATCGTCAGCTCATGGCCGCCGAGCGGATTGACTTCAGCACCGAGATCGAGGACCTCCGTGGTCGCGCTTCCGTTGGACGTGGGGACTGCCAGCGGAGTGTTGACGCCGCTGGAGTTTACGGTGAAAAACAGGTCTTTGTCGAGAATCATGGTTCTACCTCCTTGCTTCAGGAAACAACGGGTTCGGTGATTTTCAGCGCGTCCTGGCGGCGGATCGGAATGCCGAGAAGGTCGACGACCTTCTTGCCCGCGAACTCGCTCAGGCCAAGCTGGACGTTGGTCTTGCCCATCGCGTAGATGTGCAGCGCGTAGGCGACGTTCTTCGGCGCGTAGAACGCCTTGCGGTAGCCCGCGGCCTCCTTCGGAAGCTCGTAGATCGCCTTGATCATCAGGTTGATCAGGTCGTTCGTCTGGGCCGTGCCAGCGTTCAGCTTCGCGACGTCGATGTTGCAGATGCGGACGCAGCAGCGCGTATCGCGGACAGCGAAGCCGCATTTCCACTGGTAGTGCGTGCGGTACGCCTGGAACTGGTTGCCGCTCTCATCCTGGACCGTCTGCTCGCCGAGGAAGTTCTGCTTGAAGCCCGCCGTGGTGCCCTGCGGGTAGATGCCGTGGCACGCCAGCGGGTCCCAGCAGATGAGATACATGGAGCACAGGCCCGTGGAAACCTGCTCGGCCGTTCCGCCCGCGTTGATGACGTTCGCGTCACTAAGGCTGTTGTAGTAGTTCTGGAAGCCGACGGGCTGCTTCGGATCGGCGGGGTCGCCGTAGAACATCGACTCCGCGACCTCCTGGCCGAATCCCTCGTAGAACGCCTGGTTCTCGGTCTCGAGGAAGTTGGAGACGGCGTCCTCGCCGCCGTTCTTGGCCGCGATGGCGACCAGGTCCTTGTCAACCTCCGCGTAGCTCTCGAGCATTCCGCAGCCGACTTCGATCTGCCGCGTCTGGCTCTTGCCTTTCGGCACACCTGCGTTCAGCATACGCCATGTCGGCTTTGGAAGTCCTGAGCGAACAGTCGTGACGTGCTTGACGCCGCTGTTGCACTGGATCCACGGGATGTCGTCCAGGGCGTCGTTCGTCTTGGACAGCACCTCCACGATTCGGCGAACGGACTCGTTTCCGCTCCTGCTCGCCACGTCCATCAGTGTCGGGTAGTTCTGGGGCATTTTTCCACCTCTTTCAGTTTAGTGTGTTGATATCTACTTTGAACGCCCTATCGGGCGCAGAGGCGGAACCGCCGCCTCTCCCAATATGGTCTTCCGTCAGCGCCTTTCCGATGCCGACCAGCAGGCTCCAGACGGCGGGGTGGTTCGAGAACACGGGGTCGTCGAACAGGGCCCGCTCCTCGGGCGTCTTCACAAACCGCTTCATGGCCTGCGTAGCATACGATAGCTCCACATCGAAATCCTTGTGCGATTTTATGTCGTGCTTCCATGTTTTTATTTGCGTCATGACTTGCTCGCGCTGTGCGGCGGCCTGCTTCTGAAGGATGTCGCAGTGCATGTCGATGAGCTTCTGCGCCTGCTCCTGCGTCAGGTTGCTCTCCTTGAAGAGGTCCTTGACACCGTCCAGGTTGTAGCCCTCCAGCGTAAAGCCCTCGGGGAGCTTGAAGTCGCCGTATGACTCTGGCGCGCCCTGCGGCTTCTCCTCCTCTGGCTTGAGAAGATTCTCCTCCTTTTCCGCAGGCTTCTGCTCCTGCGTCTGCTCCGCAGGCTTCTGCTCGCCCTGCGTCTCCGCAGGAGGCGTCAAAAGGCTCTGCTCCTGCGTCTCCGCGGGGGGAGTCTGCACGGTCTCCGCCTGCGTCCCCGCAGACGGCGTCTGTTCACTCGAAGTCGTTTCTGGCATTCAATTCCTCTCTTTCGCGCCACGCGCGGTCTTCTTCCAGCTTGGCCAGGTACTCCTTCTCCGCAAGATGCACCTTGTCAATGCTGATGTACTTCAGGTTGTCCAGGAGGCGGAGGCCGACGTCACGGGCGGAGACCTCCGCTGATTTCGGAAGGAACACGCCGCACTCCTCCGCGACAATCGTCCAGAGGAGGCAGCGGAGCTCCTTGTCGTCGAGGAGCCTCTGCAAGGCGTTCCTGTTCTGCTGCTGCAATGGGCTTAGCACGCTCACATCATGGCCCCTCCCATCTGGCCGCCAAGAAGCTCCTTGAGGTTCGCGGGGTTGACCTTGCTAAGCGCCGCGGCGCTCTCGGCCATCGGCTGGATCGCCTGACCCGCAGCCTGCGCCGCCTGCATCTGCTGCTCCTGCCGAACCTTCTGGTCGTATTCGTCCTTGCTGACGAAAATGTCCTCGCGGACGCCGATCATCTGGTTGTACTCGCGGTACATCTTGTACCAGTCCACGAGGTGACGGACCTCGGGCGCCGTCTGGATGAGGCTGCCGAGGAACGCAAGGGACTGCTCGATGCGGGAGACGCCGACGGCCTTCTGGGCCTGCGAGAGTATGGAGACGTACTCGATGTTCGTCATGTTGTCCACGTCGTCGGGCGGTTCGGGGATGAGGCCCTCCTGCACGGCGAGGCCGAACGTCCGCGAGATCAGCGGGTCGAGCAGCTCGCAGTGGATGCGCTCTAGGACGGGGCCGAGCATCAGCATCTTCTCCGCCTGCCGTGCCTGGACCTCCGTCGCCGTCATCTGCGGGTTGTCCTGCATCAGCAGCGAGAGGAAGAGCGAGTTGTAGAGGCCGTCCTTGATGTTCTGCTTCAGGGCCTCGGCCGCCGCCGTCAGCTGCTGGATGTCGATGCCGACCGTGTACAGCGGCGCGACCGCGTTCTCCTGAAGAGAGTTGACAACATTCAGGGCGCCTGGGCGCATGTTCAGGCCGCGACGCTCCATCTCTGGCGGAATCCGCATCGGAGGCGTCACGATCTTCGCCAGGCCCTTCAGCTTCTGCTCCTCCATCTTCTGGAGCTGCTTGGTGTCGCCCATGATGTCGCGGGAGGGCGCCCAGCCGTACACGTCGTTGTCAACGACGTCCCAGCGGGGGCACATGAAGGGGAAGTCATGGTAGCCGCTCACGCGCAGG